CCACCTGATACCATGCCTAATGACTTACTAGGATAAGATAGCTTATGGTTAGATGTGTGCATCCATAAAGACCAGTCATCTAGTATTGCAAGTAACCTATCTGTTGTTATCAACTGACATCCTTAACTTTACAATGCCATTTTTTCTTTTCGTCTTGATGCCATCCATGCACATGGATAGTCCATCCTGCATCACGAACTGCACCTACATTTTCATGGTCTGCTATCTTTTTAACTCTTGCTGACATATTGCTTGCTGTTGTTGTTTGAACTACTAATACTTCTTTACCTTTTAAAGCAAGTAAGTCTATAAAGCCAAACAAGTCCTGACGTATCCTCGCAAAACTATTCCAATGCTCTACTACTGCTACTGTGTATCCTTCTTCTCTTAATTTTTTTAGTGATAATTGTGTAGGGCTAGTCGCCATTGTCTACCTTCTGCAACTCACCTGTAGACTTGTTAAGTTCGTATTCTTGTAGGTGTGGTGATACATCATCACTACGTTTTTTCTTGTTGAATATTTTATCCCAATTATATTCAAAGTTTTCTTTATCTTTTATAGGTCTAGCAGAGCTGCCCTTGCCCATTATTTATCCTTTGTAAAATATACAAAAATTAAACAACCAATTCCTATGACTAATAAAAATGGCACTATTACAATCCACTCTGCAACTTCTTTAGCTAACCAAAATTTAATATACTCACCCATTACTTTACCTCCAAATGTCCGCTAGTAAATAAATATCCTATAGTTCTTCTGTGTGCATTTTCCCATAGCTCTATGCGTTCTTCTCTGCTTAACTCTTTACCATTATCTATTCTTGCGTGGCACATACTACATAAGTAACTTATGCGATAGTCGTGGGACTTGATGCCGACTCCTTTGCCATCTCTTAATTGATTAGAGTGTGCTGCCACTATAGTGCCATCCATAATACCGCAATTCATACATGGCGCATCTTTAGCTAGTTTAAGTAGTTTAGGGTTACGATAGTTCATAATATATTTTTTAATATATGCACAATAACATCTACAGTCCATCCATTTCCAATATGGTGAGCAGCCTGGTTTCTATTTAATATTTTAGTATATCCATCTGGAATAGTCATACATCTTTCTAATTCTGTTTGCGTCATATACCTACAACTGTCTTGACTAAAATTTTTATCTTCAAATATTAAAGTTGTAAAACCTGTTTGTCTATACCTACGAACCATTTTATCTTTACTTGCTAAAGGTCTTGAGTCTGAAGAAAGTAAAGCTCTAGCCTTTTCTCTATCAGTATATCCACTTTGTAAAACATCTTTTAATTTAATGTTTTTATCTTGTGGTTGATCTACGTTTGGTATATTAGTCCAATATAATCTATTGCGTAATGATGCTGACACTAAACTACTATTAATTCTAATTGGTTCTACTTTAAATAATTTACTAATAACATCTTTATCTTCTTGTTTCATACCACCAACATTTTCAAATAAAAAATATTTAGGTTGTACTTCTTGGAATATTCTTAAATATTCAAAAAATAATGATGACTTTTGACCAGCCAATCCTTTTCTATTTTTCATAGCTGCTGATAAGTCTTGGCATGGTGAACCACCCATTAATAAATCAATATCCTTAAACTTACTTCCATCACATTGAAATACATCTGAATAGTAATGTGAATTAGGATAATTAAATTTAGAAACTAATTTTGCTCTTTCGTCTATTTCATAAGCATGATATTCACAATCAATACCAAGTTTATCTAATGCTATACGTCCACATGATATTCCATCAAATAATGATAATACGTTCATTCATCCCATCCCCATCCATAACCTTGCGCCCAAATTTCTATCTCTTGTTGGTAAGCTGCCATCTCGCTAGTGGTAAGTTTAGTTGTAGACTTTATAAGCTCTACAGGGTTGCCTGCTATTTCTGTTTGAAAGCGTAAGAACTTGTATCCCATGAGTTCGTGTATCTTATCTTTCTCTACACCTAGATGATTACCTACGCTTGTATATAATTCCCAGAGGCGTAAATTTTGCTCAAGACTTCTGTTAAGTTTTGTATCTGTAACTGTTACACGCCAATGCTTTGTCCAGTCAAGGCTTTTTAACTTCTCTATTAGGTTGGGTAAGTTTGCTTGTGTTAGTGACCATTTTATCATCATGCCATCCTTTAGACTTAATTATTTTACCATCATTAAAAGTAATTTTATATTCACAATTACCAAATAACTTAAACCAAGTTGTATCTTCAAATTTCATATTGGCTTCTCATAATATCTCATACCTTTAGGTTCATACCATAATGGTATTTTACCTTCCCATTCATAATGTCTTTGCTTACATACATACAAAATACAATCAGGCATACGCTTAACTTCATCATCATCAAGTTTACCTGCTTCCAAAAGGTCAGTTTTTTTCTTATTGCGATAGACCGATACTACATTATCCACTAGGTTAGTCAAATGAGTAGAACCTGATACTTGATGTTTAGTGGGAGCTTTACCTTCATGCTCGTCACCTTTCCTGGCATGAGCTACAACAAATATATGGCAACCTGTATCTCTTGCAGCTACACATATTTTATCCATAAATAGCTTCTGGTCGTTATAAGCATCTTCGGCTATATCGCCTACCTTCATTAAACTATCTATTATAATAAAATTACAACCGAGTTGCTCAACTGAAAAATAGATAGAACTTAATATAGTTTTGCTAGTGGTTGTATTTTCTTGCTCGTAAATATATAACTTACCATCTGCACCACTACAAAATTTATTTATGTATGCTTCAGACGGATGATTACTGCCTAAAGACTGCCTTATAAACCTAGCGAGTGTAGACTTGGGTTGCATCTCATAACTAGCCACCATGCACTTACTTGTTTTAAGTAAATGTAAAACAATGTAGTTCAACAGTAATGACTTGCCAGCTCCACTCCAACCGGTGATTAAAGTTGTTTCACCACCACGAAGCATCCACTTATCATAAGTGCTAGACCAAGGTAAAGTCTTTCCACTCTCTACTTCATTATTAAAATATGCTACGACCTGCGGTATGTATTCACTAGGGTTCTTAATATTAAGATGTTCGTCATTGTTACGACTCTCAAAATAGTTTTGAACTGATGCTTCATTAATAACTAACTGTTGCACCTTATCCGCTAATGACATAATGAATATGCCTGTCTTAATCTTTCTGCTGCTAACATAAGTCTTTTATGATCTTCTAGTGGTAAGGTTTTGCCTTTACTTAATTCTATAGAAGCTAATGCCACTAATAATGTTTCATGGCTTACAGTCTTTAAAACAGAGTAAGGGTTAAATGCTTTTCTGACAGGTTTAAAGTCACCAAGACGTTTAGGAACTATATCATCCAGGCTTAAACCAACATTGCCGAGTATATCAGTTATGCCACACCCAGCAAAACAATTTATAAGGATACGACCATCTGATAGTTGCTTCACCCCAAGTGAAGCGTGCTTGTCATTATGAGCAGGACATAAACATTGATATTCATTCTCACCAGACTTATATGCTTTTTCAAAGTAGCCTATTATTTCATGGATATTCATACTAAACCTATCCTATCCTCTACTCTACTCTCCTCTACTCTATCTTCTCTTCTCTTTTCTAATCTACTCTCTTCTACTCTACTCTTCTCTATGGTAGCAGTCTGATAACATTCTGCTAACCAACCCTTACTAAATAAGTTCTTTGTCATTTTCTCAATGAATTCAATAGGATAGTGAAGCCTGAAAGAAATATCAAAAGTATTAGGTAAATTGCCATTGTTTTCAGAAGCCAAGCACCAAAACTTAAAAAGTAAGGCTTGTTCCTCATGGGATAACTTAAAGAAATTGACATCATTTATGAGGTCTGTGCCATAAACCTTAAACCATAGCATTTTCTTTTGGTGACGTGGGTTCTTGGGGGTGTAAAGGTTAAACTTTTCCCAATTCTTGACTTTATACATAGTGCCTCCTTAAAATATAGCTTTTAAACCTTACTATATCTAATTTTAAAAGTAAATAGCACTATGTTAAATAATTGTTAAAATAACTTGACTTTAATTTTTAGAAGCACTATTGTTCAGTTGTAGCACATTTTAATTGAGAGATTACAAATGAAAATTAAAACAATGATCGTAACTGCAATAGCTTTTTGGTGTTATGTAGCCTTATGTCTTTATGTAATGGGTAAGTTATCTGGAGCAATATAATGGATAGGTTCTTTAGAATTATTA